GTTAGCGCCGTGGCCACTTTTTACAAGTGTTGTTCAACCAACGCTGCTTTATGCGAGCGGTCTCTACACCCAACCATTAGGAGTTTGAAATGTCAGAAGAAGTTGAAGATTCAGAAGTCCAGTCGCCAGACATGGACAAGCTCACGAGAGCTTATCTAGCCATCCGAGATGCAAAAGAAGTCTTGACCGATCAGTACAAGAAGCAAGTTGCAGAGTTGGATGAGCAGATGCAAGTGATTGAGCAGGAGTTGCTTGACCACTGTAAGAACATGAACGCATCAAGCGTTCGTACCCCGCATGGCACAGTTATTCGTTCGGTTAAGTCACGGTACTGGACGAATGATTGGGATTCAATGTACGACTTCATCGAGGAGACCGGCGCATTTGGCCTGCTAGAAAAGAGGATTCATCAGACACACATGAAAGAATTCCTCGCAGAGAATCCAGACATGTTCCCCAAGGGCATGAATGTAGAAAATGAGTACACCGTGGTTGTTAGACGTTCCAAAGGAAATTAAGATGAGCAATATCGCAGTTCTGAACCAAGACCTTCCCGACTTCCTGCAAACCGCAGGCCTGAGCAATCTGACTAAACAGCTTGCTGGTGCCGGTACAGGTGGTATCCCCCGCATCGTTCCCAAGAACGGCATTTTCCGCAAGGTTGTCGGCGGGGAAGAAATGGGCAAAGTCAAAGGCGCCCTGAACGCTATCGTGGTTAACGCCTCCCCCAAAGTTGGCCGTATCTTCTACGCGAAGGCATGGACTCCTGACGCTGAGCCGACTGCACCTGACTGCTTCTCCAATGACGGAGATGCACCGGACCCCCAAGCCGCCAACCCCCAAGCTAGCCGGTGCGACAGTTGCCAGCAAAACATCAAGGGTTCTGGCATGGGCAACTCCAAGGCTTGCCGCTACTCTCGCCGACTGGCTTTGGTGCTGGAGGAAGACTTTGGCACTTCTCTGGAAGGCCGTGTGTATCAGATGAACTTGGCATCCAAGTCTCTGTTCGGTGATTCCAACGTGGACAACGCGCACACGTTCGAGAACTACACCAAGTATCTGGCCAACAACGGCAAGAGCTTGGACTACGTGGTTACCCAGATCGGGTTCAACGAGGAGAACGACAATGCGTCAGTTCTGTTCACGCCCATGCGTTTCATCCGCAAGGAGGAGTTTGACGTTACCTCTAAGCTGACCTCCAAGCCCGAGGTGCAGAAGCTGGTGATCATGACCCCGTACCAAGCCGACACCGCAGGCAAGGCACTCCCCGCTCCGAAGGCCAAGGCTGAGGAACCCGAGGAGCCCACCAAGCGCGAGAGTAAAAAAGCTGCTACCCCTGCGGCTACCAAGAAAGACTTGGACTCCGTGCTCAAGGCGTGGACTGACGAGGAATAAGCATGTCCCATGGTTACAGCATGAGTTTGGTGTATGCCAACAAAAAGGCCAGCATCAAAAACCCAGGTGTAGCCTTGGGTCGCTTCTGTATTGACAACAATATCTCTGCGATCAAAGTGTCCGAGGAGCTGGGGGTAAGCCGCATGACGGTTTACAACTGGTTTTCTGGGACATTTTGGCCCAGCGAGCCGCACCTCGATGCGATAGAAAAATTCACTGGACGACACAAAAAGCGGAAGTAAACATGACATTCGATCTCCTTGAAGCGGTTCTGCCAACGGAAGGGCGGTTCTGCATACTAGGGATCGGCAAGTACACAGATCAACGGTTCGCAAACACAAGGGAAGAAGCTGACGAAATAATCGAGGAGTTATCGGCAAGCAAAGTTAACGTGTACTATGGGTGCGCCAAGTATGGCCCCCTAGAAAACCGCAAACACGAGAACGTAGTTGCCATCCGCGCACTGTGGGTCGACATTGATTGTGGCCCCACCAAAGGTGTCCCCAACTCCAAGGGAAAAAATCGAAGGCTACCTTGACCAGCAAATTGGGCTGGCCGAGTTCCAAAAGTTTTGTAAGACAGTTGGCCTGCCGAAACCGGTCTTGGTTAACTCAGGCAATGGCATCCATGCTTACTGGTTGCTAGAGCAGACACTCACTCGGCGAGAGTGGGAACCGCTGGCGAAGCGGTTGAAACAGCTGTGCAAAGAGCACGGACTGATTGTGGACGACAAAGTGTTTGAGGCGTCTCGCATCCTGCGGGTTCCCGGCACGTTCAATTACAAGGGCGACTCCGAGCCCAAGCCCGTAGAGATGTGGAATGAAGATTCCCCTCGGATAACCTACGAG